GATCGGTGCAGCATCTGAGCTGGCTTACGGATGACGAAAAGATGGTGTTCAGAACATCCTTTGAAGTGGATCAGGAAACCATTTTACGCTACGCGAGTATGCGCCAAAAGTGGATATGCCAAGGTCAGAGCCTGAACTTCTTCGTGTCGGAAGACGGAGATGAGAAACGGATTGCACGTCTGCATTCCAAAGCCCTACTCGATCCAAACATTCTGAGCCTCTATTACATCTACTCACGCAGTGGTGTGGTGATTAACGATGAGTGTGTGGCCTGTGCTGCCTAACCTTGATGAGTAACCCCTAGCAGATTAGGCGCCAGCCGGTTCTGCTAGGGGTTACATAACGTAACTCCACACAGCTATGTATACTGTATTCTTGCTATACACTCCTTCCTCCATAGCCCTACGGCTGCGCCTCGGGCTATGGGTCAGTCGTGCTAACAGGGGTCAGGGGTTCTCCGAACCCTTTTATGAATCTCACAGTCAACCTCGAAAGGGGAAACAAGGAGCTTGATCTGCTGGCCGTCAGGTCAGTTGATTAAGCGACTACTACTAAGAGTCGTTTTGTGAAACACCTAAAAAACATCAAGCCACTCCATGAAATGCCTAACCTTTCCAACAGGTTAAGTAAATCTGGCTCAGATCGTGTGCGTTATGTGCGTAATGCAGATACTTCTAAACAAAAGGGCTCAACGAACATTCCAAACACTATTATTCAACAGATGCAGTACATGCGTTCTAACGATCCTGACTCCTGTGTTCGCCGTTACATCGAAGCAGCTTCTCTGTTTGATAATAATAGCGAAAAACCTCTCAACATAAACCGTATTTATAACATCCTGCAATGTATTAGAACCATCAATACACGGGAAGTCATGGCTATGACGGAATTGAATAAACGACAGGCTCAGAAGTATGTAAGAGCTGTTAAATTTGTACTCCCGTATATAGTCCCTCTGGTTTAATGCCTCGCCTGTTTAATCAATTTGATTAAACTAACAAGCCCTAAACCAACCTCGGTTACTTATGATTAACTGCAAAACACTTGGCTGTAACGTAAGAATTTCTACAAATCTTAATGATGACTTCTGCTACGCCTGCAAAGAAAAAGTAGCTAGAGAATCTGCAAACACAGTGCAGCCTGATGAACAAACATCGGGTGCTGACAATGATTACTGGGTCGCACACATAGTTGACCCAAAACGATTGGAACCATGCAGCGTAGAATGCGATGACTTGATTGAACTCTTTCAAATGAGTTATCAAGAAGGCGAAGCCTTTAAAGCCCATTGGCGTAACGGTCAGTTACGCATCGGCAACGGTAAACCAGGTGATACACATCTGCGTAACGCCGAGAAATTCACGTACTACTCTGGCCGCCAACTGGTCATGGAACACCGCAAAACCGCATAAACCCTCACACAGAAAACTCTCACAGGATATTGATATGCGTAAGTATCTCAATAACCATGCAGTCCCTTTGTCTATGGCCGTGTTCTTAGCGACCGACACATACGATCATGACGACACCACGGTATCAGTGACCAAACTGATTAAACCAGTGCGTCAAATTGTATTGGGTGGACGTGTCCCACAGACGGACGCATTGGTTGATGTCAGTGGTTTGGTTAAGTCCCGCATGGGTACGGCCATCCACGATGGAATTGAAAACGCCTGGGTTAATCACAAAAACGCATCCTTACTTGCACTGGGTTATCCCCAGCGTGTAGTGGATCGTATTGTTGTAAACCCAGATCCAGAAGAAGTCAGTGAAGATCACATACCGGTGTACCTGGAACGTCGAAGTTATAAGACTGTTATGGGTTACACCATCTCCGGTAAGTTTGACTTTGTTGCTGAAGGCCGCGTAGAGGATTTCAAATCAACATCCACTATGGCGTGGTCATCAACCAACAAACAGAAGGATTACCAGTTACAAGGTTCGATGTATCGTTGGCTCAATCAAGACATCATCACCGATGACATGATGAACGTTACGTTCTTGTTTACCGACTTCCAGGCATTCCGTGCAAAGTCCGATCCAACGTACCCACCTCATGCCACGCCTAACAAGACAATACCTTTGTTGTCCGTGGCTGAGACAGAGGCTTACGTGACCCACAAGCTCACGCAGATTAACCGGTACAAGGACGCACCCGAAGCTGACTTGCCCTACTGCAACGAACACGAGCTGTGGCGCAAGGAAACCGTATGGAAGTACTACGCAAAGCACGATGCCAAGCGAGCCACCAAAGACTTCAAAACCGACAAGCAAGCCGCGTACCTACGTCTGGCAACAGACGGTGGCAAAGGCTTGGTGAAAGAAATCCCAGGCGAAGTTATAGCCTGCAAATACTGCCCTGCCTTCGCAATTTGCACACAAAAGGATGCGCTTATTGCTGACGGCTCACTCAAACTCTGATCAAGGCACTCCCTATGTCCGATGACGTTATTAAAGTTCGACCGTTTGATGAAATGGTTCACCACCCCATGGCCGATAAACTGTCCACGATCCTGTGTGATAAAACGCAGAACACGAACCCACTGTTCTTCCGTGTCCTGGTGGCTTACTACTTTTCAGTGGTGGCCAGTATGATGCGGTGCCAGCTACAAACGCACGAAGGTGATCGCAAAATACCGGTCAACTGTTACGCCATTAACCTGGCTACCAGCGGTGCCGGTAAAGGTAAGTCCACGTCCATCATGGAAGAACAAGTCATCGGGCAGTTCCGTACTCGTTTCACTGACGAGACCTTTCCTATCCTGGCGGAAGAAAACATCCCCAAGCTGGCAAAACGTCGCGCCGATCGGAACCAAACCGATCCAGATGAAGAGTTGGATAAGGCCATCGCCGAGTTCAAGAACATAGGCCCAATGCTGTTCAGTTTTGACAAAGGCTCTGAAGCCGCCATCAAATCGGCACGGCAAAAGTTACTGATGGCCAAAGCCGGCGCCATGAACCTGCACATTGACGAGATTGGTTCCAACTTGACCGGTGCCATGGAAGCTCTAACGGCTTACCTGGAACTGTACGACGTGGGCCACATCAACCCCAAGCTCACCAAGAACTCCAAGGACAATCCTCTACAGGAGCAAATCCCAGGCAAGACACCGGCCAACGCCATGATGTTTGGCACACCGTCTAAGTTGTACAACGGCGGCAAGACCGAAGAAGAGTTTAACTCGCTGTTGGACACAGGCTTTGCCAGACGGTGCATCTTTGGTTACGTGAAAGGTCACGAACGCAATAAAGATCAGAACGTACACGAACTCTACGCCATGCTCACAGACACGGCCAGTAACGAGTACCTGGATGAAGTGGCGGATCACTTTGAAGGTCTCGCTGACATCATCAACGTCAACAAAACGGTGGTGATGAGTAAGCGGGTAGCCAAGCTGTTTCTACAGTACAAGCTCAACTGCGAAGCCATTGCAGACACGTACCCAGAACACGATGAAATGAAAAAGGCAGAAACCTCTCACCGGTTTTTCAAGGCCATGAAACTGGCCGGCACCTACGCGTTTGTGGATGACTCAGGTGAAGTCACCGAAGCTCACTTTGAGAACGCCATCAAACTGGTGGAAGAATCGGGTGAATCGTTTCACAACATCCTGACCCGTGATCGTAACTACGCCAAACTGGCCAAGTACATTGCGAACGCAGGCCGTGAAGTGACCCAAGCGGATCTGATGGAAGACTTGCCGTTCTACCCCAAGGCCAGTGGCCAGCAACGTGATCTCATGGTTCAAGCCATGGCTTACGGGTACCAGAACAACATCATCATCAAGAAAGCCTTCAACGACGGTATCGAGTTTCTACGGGGTGAAACCCTACAGAAGACCGACATTGGCGCCATGCGTGTGGCCTACAGCACAGACATTGCTGTGGGGTATCGCAACGAAACAGCGGCCTTCACCGACCTGCACAAGATGACCCAAGCCAGTGGCGTTCACTGGATCAATCACCACCTAAAAGGTGGCGATTACAGCGAAGGTCATCGCCAGGAAGACGATTGCCTACCTGGGTTCAACATGGTGGTCATCGACGTAGACGGCGGTGTGCGAATGGAAACCGCCATGATGCTGTTGAAAGAGTTCAAGTCCATGGTGTACACCACTAAACGTCACGATCCAGACAATCAACACAGGTTTCGCATTGTGTTGCCCATCAACTACGAGTTGAAGCTGGACGCCAAAGACTTCAAAGAGTTCATGGAGAACATTTATAAATGGCTCCCATTTGAAGTCGATGACGCCACTGGACAACGTGCCCGCAAGTGGATGTCCAACGCCGGCCATTATGAGTACAACGATGGAATGTTGTTGGATGTGCTGCCGTTCATACCCAAGACCGCTAAAAACGAAGACCGTAAGAAATTCGTTGATAAGCACCAGTCTCTGGACAACCTGGAACGGTGGGTTATCAACAACACCGGTGACGGTAACCGCAGTAACCAATTAATCAAATACGCTTACATCCTGTTGGATGCCGGCTTTGATTTTGACGGTGTGCGTACACGGCTTCTGGATCTCAACGACAAACTTCCCAGCAAACTTTCTGAAGCAGAAGTGATGGGCACCATTATGATAACGGTCTCCAAGGCTCTGGCCAAACGCGCTGCTTAAACTCTCCAGTCTCACAGGGGCACTCCGTGCCCTTTTGTGAATCTCGCAAGCTATAGGACACACCCATGACACAAACCTGTAACGACCACCTGGTTTTACTGGTGGGCAAATCTGCCGCCGGTAAATCCGCATCACTGAAAGACATCAAAAACCCCGAAGGTGTCTGGTACATGAACTGCGAATCGGGTTATTGATTAGCCCCGACATACGGTAACGTATGTTAGTTATCCATTGAATTGCTGGAAAGCCCTTAGAGCCTTCTGAACCACAACGCAACTGGCAACAGTAAACGTGACGGTTTAAAAATCAGAAGGATTGGGTAATCAGCAGCCAAGGACCGTACAGGTCAAGGTTCAACGACTATCCCGCAAGGGAGTAGGATCAAGTGATCCGAAGCAGTGGACACCCTTAAAAGGGTGAAGATATAGTCTGGTCTTATGTGAAAGCATAAGCTGCAAGTAATGTTGCGGGGGAGGTCTAACGAGCCTCCTTGAACATATCGAAACGTTTACCTTTTCGCAGCAAGTTCAAAGAATTTGTTGTCACTGATCCCATGCAAGTGTACGAAGGGTTTCAAGCCGCAGAAGGCGATCCAACGTGCCATACCATTATCGTGGATTCCCTTACCTACATGATGGACATGTACGAATCCCTATATGTATTAAACTCTGCAAACGGGATGAAAGCTTGGGGCGACTTCGCGCAGTTCTTCAAAGTGTTGATGGCTCAACACGTTGCAGCATCCACCAAGAACGTAGTGTTTACAGCACACACACTGGATACCTTAAACGAAGGTGAAATGGTCATGGAGACCAAAGTACCCGTCAAAGGTTCCCTCAAGAACAACGGTATCGAATCGTTCTTCTCCTGCTGTGTGTCGGCTAAAAAAGTCAGATTGAAAGACTTAACCAAGTACGAATCTGACCTGCTGACCATCACCGACGAAGAGGAAATGCTCGGCTTCAAATACGTATTTCAAACCAAGCTCACCAAAGAAACTGTAAACGAACGTTTACGTGGGCCCATGGGCTTGTTCGATAACAAAGAAACGTACATCGACAACAACATCCAGTTGGTCTTTAACCGGCTGTCCGAATACTACGCCTGAGCATCCTGCATCAGTCGTTAACCCTCACACTCAAAAACCCGTAAGGATTTGCCTATGTCACTTTTAAATGCAGCAAAAATCGACGAAACCATCACCACTGAAACCGACTCCGTTGGCGGCGGCGGTGTATGGGAAACAGCTTTGTACCCTGTTGAGATCACCATGGCGTACCTGGAAAAGAAAGCCAGTGGCGCCGTATTCATGAACGTGATCTGCAAGAACGATGCCGGTCAGGAATACAAAGAAGGCTTGTGCCTTGCGTCAGGCGATGCCAAAGGCAACAAGAACTTCTACGAGACCGCCAATGGCGAGAAGAAGTACCTGCCAGGTTTCAATCACGCCAACAGTCTGTCACTACTGACCGTAGGCAAAAACCTTGCTGAACTGGATACGGACTTGAAGATCGTCAATATCTACAGCTTTGAAGCCAAGAAAGAAGTCGGTACCGAAGTCGAAGTGGTCATGGGCCTACTGGGTCAACGCGCCATCCTCGGTTTGCAAAAGCAGATCGTAGACAAGAACGCCAAAGGCGATGACGGTAAATACCACGCCACCGGTGAAACACGCGAGTCCAACGAGATTGATAAAATCTTCCGTGAGAAGGACCACATGACCACCGCTGAAATCCTGGCTCAAGCAGACGCGCCTGTGTTCTACACCACTTGGGAAAAGAAGTGGACCGGTAAGACACGCAACAAAGCCACCGCAGCCAATGACGCGAATGGCGGAACAGCCGGCGCCCCAAGTGCCGCTAAAGCCGGTGGCACTCCCAAGCCGACCAAATCCCTGTTCGGTTAATCAACCCCAGTGTCGGGGCTCTCAGGAGCCCTGACCAACAATAAGGATCAACAATGTCAGAGATTAATGTAGAAGAGTCGATCCAAGCAAAAGGTTTGACAGCGCCACGTGTAACGCCTGATCACATCAAAGCTCTGCACGGTCGTGTGAGTTATGTGTTTGATAACGTTGGCACCAGCACGTTCTGTCATGCGTTTCTGGATACGCGTTTTACCTGGCTACCGGACACAGCGCCTGTGTCTCACCTGAAAACTTTGACCAAGCTGTTGGTGAAGACATTGCCCATCGCAACACTGAGTCACAGGTAAACCAAAAGCTGTGGCAATTTGAAGGCTATCGCCTGTACGCGCAACTCAACGGGGAGGCACCTTTCGAGTGATCCCTACTCTGAAGTTCTACCAGTGCATCAAACAGGTTCATGCAGAACCCATGCCTTACGGTGAGTTCAAAAATCTCTATCCGTAAAGTACGGGACATGGGCCAGATTGATCCCATGGAGCCTGGTTACCACGTCATCTACGGCAAGGGCACCGCCAATGAGTACCACTCATGGTCACCCAAGCAATCGTTCGATGAGGGCTACCTAGAGATCCCTGCCGGTACGTCCAAACCCATCTCAACAGGCGGAGGCAAGGTCAATTGAGCGAAGGCATTCTTGCGGTAGACCCAGGGCTCACAGGGGCTCTGGTGATCATCAACAAGGCTGGAAAGTACATTGACCATTTGCACATGCCCAGCATCAAGATTGGCACAAAGAACCGTGTCAACGGCGCTGCTATCAATGCCTGGCTCAAGACCTGGCCAGGGCTTTCCCACGCCTACGTTGAGAACGTTCACAGTATGCCCACAGACGGTGCGGCCCGTGCCTTCTCATTCGGTCACTCCACAGGGGTGATCCATGGACTGATCGCTGCATCGGACATACCCATTACACTCGTGGCCCCCGTGGCTTGGAAGAAGCATTTCAATCTCACTGGAACTGACAAAGACGCAGCCCGATCCAGGGCCACTCAGTTGTTCCCTGCGCTGCGTGAACTGGATAAGAAGGGCAAAGGGCAAGCAATCGCTGACGCCCTGTTCATCGGCCTCTACGGCGCCCACAAGTACAACCAACCTCAAACCAAAGCGGCATAAACCACTCACAAGGAACCACTATGAGAACCACTATGAAAATCAATATCACGATGGATCAAGCCAGCATCGAAACGGCCATCAAGGACTACGTTGCCAAGAACGGTATCGACAGCCCTGTACAAGAAGTGAAATTCACCATCAGCCGTAAAGGCGGCACCAGTGTCGATGCGGAAATCATTTTGGGCATCGCTGCTGTGAACGAAGAAGCCATCGTACCTGAAGCCGCAGAAGTGCCGGTTAACCCCGTTAAATCCGTGTCCAAGGCAAAGCCAGA